GAAGTCTTCTGCTGCTTCCCATTTTGCATGGTTTACTGCATATTTCATCACTTCAGTAACATACTTCTTAGTTCTTGTTTTTTGTATTTTTGGTTCTCTTACTTCTTTAGCAGGTTTGACTTCAATTACCTTTTCAAGTATTTTTCCTCTTGCATCTTTGTACTTGATATAAAAATCTGGAAAATATCTATGCGATCTATTGTCAACTGGTGATTTATATGGTATTATTATTTCTTCTGATGACCATGTTATGATATCTTTGCTCTTGTCGCAATAATTCATAAATTTTAGTTCCCAAAGTGATCTGTAAACAATATCACTTGAGTTGCCTTTGTATTTTTTACGGTTTTTTGGTCTAAACTTGCCTTTATATGACATACATAGTATGTAGCGTACTGTATTTAGATGGCAAATAGACCAAATGTCTTTGCAGAGGGAAGACATATACTGCCAACTCAAGATTTATATATTACCAGAGATAAGTTTGGTAGTAATGTTCCAGCGTATAATAATGTTTACGATGTATGGATAGATTTTTCTGGTAAAGGATTGACAAGATTTATAAATCAACATACTTTTTATGATAAAGGTGGTAGAGGTGCGAGTCCAGGAAGTGCGTTAGCATTATTTTGTTCCGAGGCAATTTTACCAGGATCTACCATTGAAACTGCTGAAGTACGTGGTTTGAGGCAAGGTGTTGTTCAGAATTATGCGACATATAGATCATATCCTGACATAACCTTGACATGGTACACTCAACAGGACTATTATACTAATGATGTCTTTAATGCTTGGATGGAATATATTTCTCCAACTAGGTTAGCAGATAGTCGTTACGGAGATTCTACTAGAACTAGAAGGAACGACAAAGCATCCTTTAGGAGATTGAAGTACCCCGAATTTTACAAATGTAATATGCAGATTACTTCATTTAGTAAACCTGTACTTTCTCAACCTGGATTAGGAAATCAATTTGGAGGTAGAGGAACACAGGGTACTGATCCTGATGGTAGAGATTTTGATGATCCACAAGCACGAGTTTCTGGTCCCGATAGATCATTGGGTAAGTTTCCAAGTAGTATTACATACTACGTAGAAAATCTTTTTCCTACTAATATAGTTGCATCACCATTAGCATATGGAAAGTCTGAGTTGATAAAAACATCTGTCACTTTCAAATATGAGTACTATTATATTGATCGTACTTCTAGAGCTGGTGAAACATTGAAAGTATCCGATTCAGGTAACAATCGAAGAACAGATTCTATGAACGATGCAAGAGCATCTCAAGGAACAGATAATGCTGGTAGAGATTTCGATGATCCAGAGTTTAATTTATCTGGAGATGATGGGTTTACAATGTTTTAAAACCCTATAAATAAAGCCACTGAAGTGAATTATTATGCCATTACCAAAGGTCGTAGCACCTACGTTTGAACTGAAACTAATTTCTACACCAAAGACAATTAAATACAGACCATTCCTTGTAAAAGAGGAAAAGGCATTGTTGATTGCTATGGAGAGTGGAAATGAAAAAGATATTACTGCCACAATTAAAGATGTACTCAAATCCTGTGTACTGACTCGTGGAGTGAAGGTAGATGATCTACCAAGTTTTGAACTAGAATATTTGTTTTTGAATATTAGAGGAAAATCTGTTGGTGAGACTGTTGAATTATTAGCAACATGTAGTGATGATAATGAAACAAAGGTTCCTTTGAGTATCAAAATGTCGGACATCAAACTACATGTCCCTGACGATCATAACGATACTATTGATCTTGGAGGTGGTATTTCTATCAAAATGAAATATCCATCAATGCAAGCATTTTTAGACACTAATTTCAATGTTAGTCAGACTAAAGATGATGAAAGAATTGATAAGGCATTCAAGGCAGTTGCTGATTCTGTTGATACTATTTTTACAGCAGATGAGGCGTGGTCTTCAAGTGATTGTACTAAAAAAGAATTAGTATCCTTTATTGAACAGTTGAGTTCTGCACAGTTTCAAAAGATTGAAGGATTTTTTGCTACTATGCCTAAGTTACAATATAAAACAAATGTAAAAAATCCCAATACAGATGTTGAGACTGAAGTACTAATTGAGGGATTATCAAATTTTTTCGCATAATGCTATATCATACCAGCATTGATGCAATGTTAGAGGCAAATTTTGCCCTGATGCAACATCATAACTGGAGTTTGAGTGATATTGAATCTATGATTCCTTGGGAAAGGGAAACTTACGTGAACTACCTTATCAATTTTCTAGAAAAACAAAAACTAGAAAGGAAAAACGCAGAAGCAGCCGCAAAAAATGCAAACTCCTGGTAGACGAGTAGAACCACAAACATCCATGCTTCCATTGGAACGTAGGATGGATAGTCTTGAAAGGAGATTTATAAATTTTTCAAATGCACAGCAATTAGATGAAGAAACTTCGACTTCGATAAGAGGTTTGGGTAGGATTGTTCTAGAAATGGAACAGATGCAAAATAATATGGAGGCGATGCAGAAGGAGATAAGAAGAGATATAAGAGAAAGAGCAAAATATTTCAAAGAAGAACAAAAATTACTGAAGAAGGATTTAAAGAATACTGAAGATTTCAAAACTGCAGCTTTATTTGATCTACGTAAGATAATAGGACTTTTTGGGTTTGCTGTAGCAGCAAATGAATTATCTCAAGGTGATATTGGAGGTGCTATACAAGGTGTAGGACTTGGTATAGGTTCATTCTTACCAGAAATTACCACTGCTGTTGTTGGAATATTAGCTGCCAAAGGTCTCATTGGTGGTGGTATGATGGGTGGTGGTATGGTTGCTGGTGGCGGAAGAAGATTATTGGGTGGTGGTATGATGGGTGGTGGTAGGATGGCTGGTGGACTTGGACTGTTGGGAGGTAAAGGTAAAGGTATACTAGCACTAGCAGCTTTAGGTGGGTTATTGTTAACTGGTGGTGCTCTTGCTGGTGGAGGAAATACAAGTAGAATGCAAGTGGGTGATAAGAAGATTGATGATGGTAATGATGTATTAAATCGATCTGATACTCTAAGGTTTAGAAGACAATTAAATAGATTTGGTGCTATTTTGGACGATATAGGTAAAGAATCTACAACTGCTGACAAAGGTATAGGTCAAGTTAATGAAAAATTTGAAAAAGATTTGAAAGATATCTCAAAATCACCCCCAGATAAAACTAAAAAGTTCAAAAGTACAGAAGTTGAACTACCAGATGAGGTAGAACCACAGGAATTTAATAAAGGTGGAAAAGTTCCTGGTAGTGGTAATAAAGATACAGTTCCTGCAATGCTGACTCCTGGTGAAGTTGTCATGAGTAAACCAGCAGTTGATAAGATTGGTGCTGATAAGCTTTTAGCAATGAATGCTGCAGGTGGTGGAACTAATAGACCAAGTTATGATACTCTAGGATATCGGTTTGGACAAGTAAACCCAAACATGTTAATTACAGGAGCCACAACATTTACTGATAAAACAACTGATAGTACAAAAAAACGAGGAATGCTAGATAAATTCTTTAATCGTGACTTTGATTCATTTAAAGAAAAAAATCTTGGTAGAGGTTTGCCAGGATTAAGTATGCAGACAACTGAGAAATTCAGAACCACTGATAAAGACAGCACTCTAGAAGGTGAAAGAATTCTTACAGAGGATATTGCTAGTGTAGGAATGCCTGATATAATGGAACATCAGGAAGATCTGATGAGAAGAATAAACGCAGTCAAGGGATTTGAAGATAAGACAATAGAGGATGTTATAAATGGAACAGTTAATATGGATACCCGACAATTTACACGACTTCTCAACAGGAGTGATGCTGCGAGAGCAACAGAAAAGAAACGAGAAGAAGCAAGAAAACTTGATATAAAAGAAAATATAGATACGTCATATAGAACGCTGCCAGCATTCCAAGGTGGTGGTTTAGTTCTAGGAAAGACACCAATGCAACAGGTGAGTGAATTAAGAGATGAGAGGAGAGAGATTCTTCGTAATCAAGTTGATGGTAAAATGAGTAAAGAGGATAAGAAGAGATATAAGATTATAACTAAAAAGTTAAACCAACTTTCAGATGAAATGAAGGCAGACAAAAAGGTTCCTGGTTATACCAAAATTTCCACACCTACTGCACCTATAGTACCAGAAACTAAAAATATAAAACCAATAGAAACTAAAAATATAAAACCAATAGAAACTAAGGAAGTACCCTCTAGTATGATTGCTCAACCTATCATTACTAACATTCCTGGTAAAACTACAAATATGCCACCTCCAGCCCCAAGTGGAGATGAGTTTGGTAGTGAAAAGTTCGTTTCAATAAACACACGTTTTCAAGGTTCTATTGATAAACTTGATTCTGCATATACACTAAACAGTTACGCTGCGTTACAGTAATATGACTGAACAATTATATAACATAGCAAAAGATCAAAATGAAACCTCAAATGGTTTGCTGAATGATATTAGAAGAAGATCTTCTTTGAATAGAATGTATGAGAAGCAATCTCTTGCATTGAAGAAGAAGTTAGTAGAAGAAAGAAAGAAAGCATATGATGCTGCATCAAGAAAAGAAGGTGAGGGAAAGGGTGGTTTAGGTATTTTAAGAGATCTATTTCTTCTAAGATTTCTACGTGGTCGTGGTCGTGGTGGTGGTGGATTTGGTAGAGGTGGTGGTAGACCACCTGTAGGTCCAAGAGGTGGTCTTGGTATATCACCAAGAATAACACCTAAGAATAATATTGTACCTTTTAGTAGAGGTAGAGTACCTACAAGATTAGGAGGTCTTTCGAGAGTAGGACCATTAGCAGTATTAGGAACGGGATTAGATTTTACGAGTAGACTAGGATCTGGACAGAATGTGTTACAAGCATCACTTGGTGCTGGTGGTGGATTAGCAGGTGCATTAGCAGGTGGAGCAAAAGGTGCTGCTCTTGGTTCTTTTGCTGGACCTATTGGTACTCTTATTGGTGGTATTGGTGGTAGTATTTTAGGTGGATTTGCTGGTGGTAGTATAGCTGATTTATTATCAGGTGCTAATCGTAGAAGAGGTCAAGAGCTGGAACGTGTGACAAAGATGTCTAAGAAGACAGAATTCTCAAAAGCTTTAGATGATTTTGATGTAGTGTTGGATAAGTTTGAGGGTAATACTGCACCCATGCTGAAGTCAATGAATGATGAAGTTGAAGAAGAGATTCCTGATGAACTTCCAATTATACCTAAAACACCATTCTGGACTCCTGGTAAAATTGCTGGTGTTGTAACTCTAGCAGCAGCAGCAGTAGTAGCAGCTGTTGCAATTCTTGCACCAGAACCATTTGCAGATGTTCCTGCAATTGCTTTTTTTACACGGCAACTTGCTAAATTTGGGATCAAAAATCCTGGTTTCAAACCATTAATCAAGCCAAATGTCGGGGTAAAAAAACCATTCTTCAACTGGCAATCACTTTTTCAAAAGAAAAAGATATTCACACCTCGTACAACACCAGTAACTACTAAAACACCAGTAAAAACATATAGTAGACCTATTGAAACACCAATAAAAACAAATACTAGATTTCCTACATCATCAAGTGTCAACTCACCAACTGTCAACCCATCAAGAAATATTAGTAGTAACATACAGGCTGGTAAATCTACTCTAAAAAATATAAAGAAGGGTAATAACCCATGGGATGTTGATCTTAAAAATATTGAATTGGATCCTAAATCACCTTTTATTAGATCACAGGTTGAAAGACAAACTGGCACTCTTATTAAACCATTTACTCCCTCTCCTCCCAGTAAACTAATTCAAGGATCTCCTACTAATTTCCCTACTGGACAAGCAAGTGAACCACTAAGAAAAATTATTAAAAAAATAACAAAAGAAAAACCAGAACTTTTTCAAACTCAAATACCGAAACCTAAACAAGAAGGTGGTAGAGTAGAGGCAGGTAGACCATATATCGTTGGTGAGGTAGGTAAAGAATTGTTTGTACCTGATGCTGGTGGTAAGATCGTTCCTAATGATGATTTACCAAGTTCAAATCTATTGGTTATAAACAAAGAACCTGAAACTGTTGTAGTACCACAGGTAACTGGATCTGGTGGGTCATCAGACACACCAATTGCATCTAAGACTGTCAATGCATATGATGTTGTCGCTAAATATGCTCAGATGACTGGGTTGTTTACAGTTTAATGTCAAAGAAAGGTTTATGGTCAAAAGGTCATAAGATAAAGCAATTTGATATCATCCCTGAGGGTGGTGGTGAACCAATAGGTTTATCTGGACAACTTCTTGGAATAAAATATTTTGAGGATGTAATAGATTCTTGTATTCATTTTCAGATAGTAATGTCTGATACCTATGGTTTTTTGGCTGCTATTCCAATTAGGAGTGGCATGACTGTGCATTTAGAAATTGAGCATCCTAGCGTAGAAGAAAATTTTATATGGAATGATACTACAGTACCGTTGATCGTAACAAATATTTCAGATAATATTTCAGATCAAAAGAGAGAAGTTTATGTGTTGACTTTAGAGACTGTACATGCAGTTTCTAATCATACCCTAAGAGTTTGGGAAAAACATGGAGGAAAGATATCAAATACTGTAGAGAAAATATTGACTAAAAAAATGAATATCCCAGAGGATAGGATTGACATTGATGAAACTAGAAATAATTGTGATTTTACTGGTAATTATAGAAGACCTCTCTTTATGATTACTTCACTCTGCCCTAAAGCAATTACTCCTAATTCTGGATTTTTGAGAACAACTAAGGGAAGTGCTGGATATCTATTCTATGAGGATCAAGATGGATATCATTTTAAAAGTATAGATAAAATCATGGATATGGAAAATGCAAATATTGAACCATGGCAAGTATATTCTGCATATACTGGAAAGTATCTCATGGAAGACAATAACTTATCACTTACTGGACCACCTGTTTGGACTGAAAGTCATGATATCCTAAAGAAATTGAGGTCAGGGGCATACAAGACAGCAAACTACTATTATAATATACTCACAAGAGAACCAGTTTTTTCTGAGTATTCTGCTGCAGAAAGTATAAAAGACTTGAAAACAGCAAATGAAGATGTATTGATCCCTGAAAATGTATCTGAAAGTTATTCTAGAATAACATTTGGAACACTTGATAATGGTACTATGACCCCTAATTGGAGGGGTAAAAAAAGGGAAACTCCACAAGATCAAGCAGTATATCAATCACAAGCTTCCGCTAGGTATTCTGCATTATTTTCTCAATTATGTGAAATTACAGTACCTATGAATTTGAATTTGAGAGTTGGTCAAGTTATAGAACTTGAAAAACCTAGACTAAATATTGAAAAACCAACTCAAAAAGGAAAAGATTCTAATGCTGGAAGTTACATGATTGTTAGATTGGCTCATGACTTTGGGTCTGCAAGTGGAGATTATACTGGTATTTCTATGGTTCGAGATTCTTACTTACCTTACGAAGGACGCTAACATGACAACTAAAGTTCCAGAACACGATCTAACCCATGAGGTTTACATTGATCCTAAAGATCATAAAGAACATGTCAATCATGGTATGATTGAATATACTGAGGCAGATTTGGAAATGCACAATGATGCTTTCCATGCACATGATGATTCAGAAGTGGATAAGAATGAAGGTAAGATCAATGATTGGCACACTCGTCATGAAGATAAGCATCTAGAAGTTTATTGTGATAACCATCCTGATTCATTAGAATGTAGAGTGTATGATGACTAATGCTTGAGCAATCCCGATCAAATATAAATTTTTCAGGTAAAGACGGTTTCCATTGGTTCATTGGACAGGTAACTGCTGATAAAGCCTGGCGGGATAAACATAATCAGAATACTAATAATGGATTCAGAGCAAAGGTAAGGATTCTTGGTCATCATCCTAGTGATAATAAAAAGCAGGGTGGTATAGACGATAAAGACTTACCTTGGGCTCATTTCTTAGTACCACCCAGTATGGGTGCTGGACATAATTATAGTGGAACTAGTTTTGCAGTGCAAGGTGGTGAAACTGTATTTGGTTTTTTCTTGGATGGTGAAGAGGGACAACAACCAGTCGTTGTAGGATCTTTTTATGCTAATAGTAATATAACTCCATATAGGACTTGGGAACAGGTCATGGAGTCTGGAAGTTCAGGATTTGCTCCATTTACTGCCGATACAAGTATAGAAACTGGAAAACATATAACTCCTACTTATGGTAAGAAACAAAATGATGTAGGTGGACTACCTGATAGTAACACTCAGATTATAGAACAACCTGAAACGGCTGTGGGTGAAGCAGGTCTTAGGAAACCAGGTGAAACTTTTAGTCAGTATAGGAAAAGAGTTAGAGGTGGTAGTAGTTCATCTGTAGAAATATTAGATAAACCAACTCATGAACTTAAAGTTGGTGAAGCCAATGCAGAGACAGTAGCACTAGCAAAGGCAGAAAGTAATAAAGGTGGTAATAGTGAGAAATCTGGTAATGATATTACACCTGAAGAGGAAGAAGATCCAATACCATCTGAAGAGAATGATGTCTTCATTGATAATATAAACAAACATTATGATAATAAACCAACCGAGGTAAGGAAAGCACAGAAATGTGCTGATCCAAAGGGAGCGTTGGGTGATGTAGCAAAAATTCTACAGGCATTTACTGATGAGGTAAGTGGATATGAGAAGTATAAAGATGGACACATTGACCCTATTATAAACAGAATTGTCAATATGGATCTGTTGATTGAAAGAACGTCTAATAAAATTGCAGGTGGATTCTCTGCAACTATTAGGCAAGCTAGAAAGGAGATGTTCAAGGAGGTCAATAAACAAGTAAATGAGAATGTGACTTTCTTAGATCCTTCTCATCTTATTAAAAATTTAGAGGTAAAGAAACAACAGGATACAATCTATTGTTTGATGGAGAATATTATCAATGGGTTGAAGAATTTTGTTAGTGATTTTTTGAAGGGTATGGTTGGTAATCTACTTCAGATGCCACTTTGTGCAGCAGAACAATTTATTAGTGGTTTGATCTCTGATATTACTGACCAAGTTCAAGGACTAATTGGTCCAGCAATCAATGCTATCAATGGTTTAGGTGGTATATCTTTACCACCTTTCGGTGATTTTATGGATAAAGCACTCAAGATTGCTCAAACAGGTTTGAAATTCTTAGAGTGTGAAGGTAATGAGTGTGAAGATGAACCAATTGATTGGAAGACTAATGTTGGTGCTGATCCTAAGAAGAAACTTAATATTGGTAGAGCATTAGGACTTGCTAAGAATTTGAGTGGTATGACTGGATTAGATGCTTTAGGTGATGCTCTAGGTGGTGGTATTATAGGTGGTACTCTTGAAGGTATGTTCCCTGGTATATCTAAAGTAAGGAGTGCTATTGATAATCCTGCAGGAGCACTAAGTGATGTAATAGGTCTTGATATAGAAACAGGGTTACAAAAGGTTACTGGTTTAGGTCGTAATATTACATCTATTCCAAATGCACAACAGTTTGCAGAAGAATCTGCAGCATTTAATCAAATGTCTCAACTTGTAGGTGGATGTAATCCATTCCAGAAAGAATGTGGTCCTCCTAAACTAGAATTGTTTGGTGGTGGTGGAGTTGGTGCTGCAGGTAAAGCAGTTATAAACTCTATTGGTGAAGTGGTTGGTGTTAGTATGGATGATCTTGGTATAGGATATACTAAAAAACCATTTGTTAGTTTTGTAGATAATTGTGGTAATGGTAAAGGTGCTACTGGTACAGCAGATGTAGATTTGAATCCTGAGTCACCGACTTATGGTCAGATCACTAACGTTATAGTTACAAATCCTGGTGGTGGATATCTCGGACCTTTCCCAGACATACCTGTTGTTGGAACTACTGGTGATGGTACAACTGTTGCTGCTGATGGTACTGTTGTAACTCCTGGTACTATTACTGGAACTGGTGGAACTGGAACTGGTGGAACTGGAACTGGTGGAACTGGAGGTGGTCAAACTGGTGGAGTTGATCCTGTTACTGGTGTAGTAGATGATCCAGAATTACAAGGTGATGGTATAAATGATAGAACCAATGTTCAAAATGATGACACAGGAATTACTTCATCTGACGAAGGTGAAGATGTTTTAGGAGAGGTAACAGGTATACAAGTTGTTACTACAGGAATGAAGTACGCTGATGGTGATAAGGTTGTAACTGAGAATGGAGGAGAGTTAGATCTAGAGGTTGATGAGAGGGGTAGAATTATTGGTTCTACTGGAACGTGTGATCTTGGACTTACAAGTATTCCTAAGTTGTCCGTCAAGACAAAGACAGGTTATGGTGCTATAATAAGACCTATAACTAAGTTTGTGAAGAGGAAGGATTATAAGGATCCTATTACAACAGACGTTTCACTTATTAGGGTTATTGATTGCCCAAGAGGTTTCTAATGGCGAATATACCACCTATTATTATAAACCATTCTGAAGATGGTCAACTCTGTATAGGAAGAGAAAGAGATAAGAATGTTCTAAGAAAGAGGCAGGTTGGTCTGTATGGTGGATCTAGTGCTGCCTTACGTTTCTTCTTAGATGGTGGATTTGAAATGAGATCCAGTGATGATGCTACTGCAGAGCAGGGTTCTAATATATTACAAACATGTCCTGGAGCACCACTTGTCATAAGATCTGCAGGTGATATAATAATAGAAGCTGATGGTAGATTCTCTGTATATGCAAATGATATTAGGATGGAATCAAAGAATGCTGATGAAGGAGATATTACACTAAAGGCAGCACATGATATAAACATAGATGCAAATAATCGTGCTATAGTACAATCAGAGAATGTTGTACTGGATGCTAAGTGTAGTATTCTTACACACTCTGAGGGTTGGACATTTATTGTAGGAAACATTGTCAGAATACATGAACCAATTTCTCAACTTGTACCAACAACATTTGGTACGGCAATAGATACACTTGTTGCACCACTAAAAACTATAGTCTCAGGATAACATGGCTGGAATACCCGACATACAAGCACATAAGATCTACATTGGTTTAGAAGAACCACAAATAGATGATAGATCACTGAATAATTTGAATGGTGATAGACCTTATGAAGGTACTCTAGCTGTTGCTGGTCCTAGTTATCTTGGAGGTCACAGTGGTAGTGGTAATGGTACGTTGAATGTTGGAACTGATATAGATGAGTGGTCACCAAATGTCAGTGGAAGAGCAGTTGATATAGAAGGTGATGTTAATATAGTGGGAGAACAAGGACCAGACCATGTATACATTGATGGTAATGTGTATGTTACTGGTACTGTCGATTGTTTATCAACTGGTAGATTAGAATCAAGACACCAAGAGGCAGATGGTAGACCAAAACCATTTGATATGGTTCACCCATCTAAAGGTAAAGGTAACAGACTAAGGTATGCCTGTATTGAGGGACCAGAGGTTGCTGTATATTATAGAGGAAGACTGAAGGATAGTAATATTATACAACTACCTTCTCATTGGAAGGATCTAGTACATGCTGATAGTATTACTGTACAGATACAGAATATTGGAGTACCACAGATGATAACTGTGGAGAGTTTTGATAACGAGAAGATAGTCTTAGAATCTAATACCATACCTGAGACTCCTATTGATTGTTTCTACCATGTGTATGGTGAGCGTAAGGATGTCAATCATTTAGTTGTAGAGTATGAAGGAGATACTTGGGAAGACTATCCAGATCCAGACTATGATGATCCTCAATATAAGACAGGAGTTAATACTAAGACTACGTGAAAAAACTGATTTATATTGAGGATAATTTTTTATCCCCTGAACTTTGTGAACACTTCATCAATCTATCTAAAGCAAATAATAAAGAAATGCCTTATGGTAACTCTACTAGAGGTGGAGATACCTATCTTACTACTGTTGAGTGGAAAAATCATACAGCAGTATATCATGGTGGGAACGTAGATCCTACTGTCATTCCACCAGAGGATGACGTAGTTATGAGAGTAACTAATCTTTGCAAGTCTTTTGATACTACAGCAAACTTAGATTACGTTGGTGTCATACGATGGCCAGTTGGTACATTTATGAAACCACATGTTGATGATAATAACAAGCACAACCCAGATATATTTGCAGCAATGCTATATCTAAATGATGATTATACTGGTGGTCATACCTGCTTTGAGCACATAGAGGTAAAACCTGAGAAGGGTAAACTTATAGTATTCTCAAATGCTGAGTATTTACATTATGTTTCTCAGGTTGAAAAGTCAGAAAGATTTGTGTTGTCATTCTGGTACAATCATGCTATACTAGATGAAAATTCATAAGATTATGGAAGTACGTGGTACAGTTAGTGTTGATGGTATTATTGAATTGCCAGAGACTTGGAGAGGACATATTGAACCAGAAACTATTCACGTTCAACTTACCCCAATCGGAGTATTTCAAGAATTATTTGTAAATAGTATTCAGTATGGTGCAAGAGTTGTTATACGTAATGCTGCTGGTGGACCTATCAAGGCATATTATGAGGTGACTGCTGATGCTAAATCACTTCCTGTTGTAGAGGATGCTACTTGCGATATCTGAGCATCTATGCTATAATGAGATACAAACTAAAAAACCATGACTGAAAGACTAGAATTTGACGAATTTGTGGACGAGGTTAGAGTCAACCTTGCTGCCAGAAAGTTTGATATTTTTGGATCTAATGGTTCTCGTCAAACAGTTGTATGTGATAGTGCAGATGAGTTTATGTCAGTATTACAAGTTGTAAGGAGTGCAGATGGTATAGATGAAGAACTAGATATAGTATACGTATGATACAATGACAGAAGAAAAGATCAAAAGTCTTTGTTATACTAAAGAAGAAGTTGATCTGATGATAGAGGCTGCTGTTGCTGAAGCAAGACGTATAGATGAAGAGTCTATGCGTAAGCATAATAGAGAAGCAACTATCATTAGCATGATTCTTGGATTCACATGTCTAGCATTATTTTTAGATGGATTACTTCGCATACTTGGTATCATTCCACCATTCGCAGGTCTTGATGTTAATATCATCGATCAGATTGTGGAGAAGGTTGAAACAGATATATATCCATTAGTACATAAAATACCTAGGATATGAAAATTGCTGTTGTGGGTGCAGGTAATGCAGGTTGCATTTCTGCACTTTCTGCTTTAAAAATTTTTAGGCAGTTTGATATTCAAGGAGAAGTAGAGATATATTATGATCGAAATGTACCAATTCAAAAAGTTGGTCAAGGTAATAGTAGGGTAGCACCAAAATTAACATGGGAATTTATAGAAGATTGGGATGATTTTGTAGAGAAAACAGGTACTACTATAAAAACTGGAATATTATATCATAATTGGGGAACTAAAAATGAGTGGAATTTTCATCCATTTGGAAGGATGAATGGTGAAGGGTGGGATCCTAAAAAGTTATCCGAGTTTTATTCTGACCCTGTTCAGTCAGACTGGTTTCATAACGCATTTCATTATATTCCGAAAAAATTCTCTGAGTATATTTTAGGTCTTAAGCAATTTAAAACATTTGAAAAAACTATTGTAGATCCTGAAAAAGAAATAGATTCTGATGTTATTATTGATTGTAGGGGAAAATCTGATGATATAGATTATGAAAAGGTTATAAACCCTATTAATAGTGTTTTGATAGCGAGAAAAGAGGGTGCAGATCCAGATTTGAAATGGAGTGGTCATATTGCTACTCCACATGGATGGACATTTGAAATACCTAATACTGATAGTGTATCTTATGGATATTTGTATAATAGTAATATTACAACTAAAGAGGAGGCAACAGAGGATTTCTTAGAAAGATTTAATCTATCATCAGTTGATTTTGATATGACTTTTGATCCTTACTGGGCAAAAAATCCTTTTGTTGGTGAAAGAACTTTTGTAAATGGAAATAGACATGCTTTTATAGAACCACTTGAGGCAAATTCTTCAGATATTCATGGTAATGTTGCATCTGCTGGATTAAAATCTTTTCTTGGACATCAGAGTAAGGAAATAACAGTCAGAAGATTACAATATAAAATGTGGAAATGGGAAAGTTTCTTTTTGTGGCATTATCGGGCAGGTTCTGCGTTTGATACTCCTTTTTGGAATTATGCAAAAAATTTGGATTATAGGGAGGAAGCTAAATCTAGATGTATGGAAACATTTGGTGGAGGTGAGGAGGAAAAGTTTTTTGGTGTAGAGAAATTATGTAGAGTTGGTAATTATGAATTGTTTCATAATGGTCTTAGTTGGGATCATTCTACAAGGTTGTCTGATAAGAAATACTTAGTTCAAATACCAGATAGTCATCCTCGTAAGAAGTTTATTGAAAATGATAGAAATATAGAGGTATAAATAAGTTGAAGGAATGGTGTCAGGATTAATAAGTAATGCCACTTAGCAGACTTGAAAATTTTCTAAAGAATGTTCAGGGTAACGTAATATACGTAAATCCTGAAGAACTTGATGCAACGGATGATATCAGTAATACTGGTAACTCTAGAACCCGTCCGTTCAAAACGATACAAAGAGCACTTTTAGAGTCTGCAAGATTCTCATATCAATTAGGAAAAGATAACGATAAATTTGATAAGACTACAATTATGGTGTCGCCTGGCGTACACTATATTGATAATAGACCAGGATATCAAATAGATGCTGATGCTAATATTACAGATATAAATGGTTTATCAAAAAGTATAACTGAGTTTGGTATTGGTACTAATTTTGATGTTCAGAATCTTGACAATGTATTATATCAGTTCAACTCAATTCATGGTGGTGTAATATTACCAAGGGGTACATCCATAGTTGGTGATGATCTAAGAAAAACTAAAATAAGACCAAAATATATTCCAGACCCAACAGATAATGGTATTGAAAGATCAGCAATCTTTAGATTAACTGGATCTTGCTTTATTCATGGGTTTACCATATTTGATGGTGAGGGTTCAGATAGAATATTCAAAGATTATACTACTAATGTATATGCTCCTAACTTCTCACATCATAAACTAACAGTATTTGAATTTGCTGATGGTAAGAATACTGTTGCAGGTAAGAGTAATACTGATTTAGATATGTACTATGCTAAGCTAACGCTTGCATATGGTACTAACAGTGGTAGAGCATTACCTAATTATCCTACCAATGATGATTTTGAAACTATTATTGATGAGAATAGAATTGTTGGTGCAGTATCACAAATAGGTGATATTGAGATAAATGACATTTATTCTGGTGTAGATTCAACATCTACAACTCCAACATCTATTGTAACTGTACAAACAAAGAGTGAGCATAGACTTGCTGTAGGAACACCTATTTTAATATTTGGTGTCAACAATGCTGAATATGATGGTAGTCATGTTGTAGCACAGGTAGTAAACGATACTCAATTTAGTTATACTGTTGCAACTACACCAACAACTACGGCAACTCCAAGTCTTAGTGGACTTACTCCTACTGTAGCAATAGAGAGTGATACTGTAACTTCATCTTCACCTTACGTATTCAATTGTACTGTTAGATCAGTATATGGTATGTGTGGTCTTCATGCTGATGGGGACAAAGCAACTGGCTTCAAGTCAATGCTTCTTGCTCAGTTTACTGGTATATCTCTTCAGAAGGATGATAACGCATTTGTAAAGTATAATACAACCTCTGGTGCTTGGGAAGATCAAGCAACACTAGGAACAACAACGACATTACATACTGATAGTTTAGCAAGATATAAACCAGAATATGAGCATTATCATGTAAAGGGATCTAATAATTCCGTAATGCAATTGGTTTCTGTATTTGCTATTGGATATGCTCATCACTTCAAGTCTACTGCTGGTGGTGATTTGTCTATCACCAACTCCAATTCTAACTTTGGTTCTAAAGCACTTGAGTCTGATGGATTTAGACGAGAAGCATTCCTCAAAGATGATAAGGCATTTATAACAAGTATAGTACCACCTAAAAAGACTTTTTCTACTGTTGAGAATATAAATTGGCAGTCTATTGATGTTGAGGTAACTGCTGGTTTATCTACAGACACTAAATTGTACATTTGGGGTCACTCTGAGAAGGATAAACTACCAGATAAGACTGCTAGTGGATTTACTGTAGGTAATAAGATAGGTGAAAAATTATATTGTACTATAGAAAACGTTACTTATGGTGCAGAAGTATTGATGACTGGTCCTGGTACTCAAGTATCAGGTAAGAAAGAAATATTTGTTGGTAGTAGTTCTGGTATTAGTTCTATTACAAGTAATACCTTTACCTTAGAGGATACTCATAAGTTTGTTGAGGGTGAGAATGTCAGAATTTATTCTGATAGTGGATCACTACCTGACGGTATAGAGTATGGTAGAGATTATTATGTTGTAACTTCTGGTTTGAATGCAGATCAGGTCAAGGTTGCTACTACTTTCAATAATGCTATTGCTGGTAGTAATCTTACTGGTATAAACAATTTAGGTGGTAAGTTACGTATAGTATCGACTGTAGATTCTAAGGATCCAGGTGACGCAGGACATCCAATCCAATATCAAGATGGAACTGGTTGGTATGTTAATGTAGGTGCTGCTAATACACTAAGATCTGCAATAGTATCAAATCAAAGTAAGATAACACCACGTACTGTCAATACATTTATTGAAAGAACAAGTGATAATAGAAAAGATCTAGAGAAAATTTATAGACTTAGGTATGTTATACCCGATGATTCTACATTAGCATCTCCACCAACTAACGGATTCTCTATTGCTGAATCTGGGTCATTCCCTGATGATACTAACTACAAGAATGATTCTACAGTTATATCATCTACATCTAATCTAAGAATTGATAGTACTATTGTTGATGCAACTTGGAACTCTAGTTCTAAAGCTGGTATTGTAACATCTCAATTCCCACATAGATTATCTGTTGGACAAGGTGTAGAAATAAGAAGAGTTAGAAGTACAGAAAATACTGATGGTGAGGCTAATAATGGATATAATGGATTGTTTGATGTTCTAGCAATTGATGATTCTAGAACATTTAGAATTGGTATAAACACTAATCCAGGTGGTATTTCAACTATCACCACTAATATACCATATACTAGGCATGATCAATCTATTGTAGGATCTGGTAGAACATTTACACCATTCTTTAATAAACGTGATCTTGGTATTGGATATCAGATTTATACTAATGAAGAAATTCAGGAATACAAGAAGGATATTCAGGATGGTATCTATGATGTAACTTTATTATCATACTTAGCACAACCTGATATAACACCATTCTCTACTACAACTAATTATTTTCCACAGGATCCTAATGATATAAGACCAAAAGTAGATAAAGATAATCCTAATGAAGATCCTAATGCTGCTACATCATATGCTTTACGTGATGATATAGGTATTGTTCAAACAAATGATCCTTCAAATAGTATTTCTAGAGAAGGTATACATTCATTCTTAGAGAAAACCAACATTGGTATTGGTATTACTGGTGCTTTATCAACTGGGTCAAACATGTTTGTTGATGCAGGTGTAGAGCATGGATTCAATGCTATTTTATCTGTTACTGACCTAAATGGTGGTACTAACTATGAAGCATCTTCATCTTGGTTCAATGTAAATCTATCAGGTGGTACAGGTAAAGGTGCTACTGCTGATGTTACAGTCAATTCATTAGGTGTTATTGCTAGTGTTGTTATAAACAACCACGGATCAGGATATAGTGTAAATGATGTTGTAACTATCAAGGATGTTCCTTTTGCTTCTTCTGGGACAGATGGTACAGTAAGGATTGATAGTATCAACAATAACATTGGTGATGTTGTTCAAGTTGTTGGAGTAGGAAGCACTGGATATAATGGACTGCATAGAATTACCTCAGTAACTGAACCACAAAGAATTGTATATGATGGAACTGGAGTAGATTCAAGTTCTGGTGGATTCATTTATCATGTTGGTGTTACTACTGCAGTCAATAATATTGTACATGATTCTGTTAGTGGTATTGCTACAGTTACATTATATTCTGACATTGGTCTAAAACGTGGTGATCAGATTGTAATTGATGGAGCTAATGCAGAATATAATGGTACTCATTATGTTACTGATAGAATAGGTTATGGATCTTCTGTAAATGTAAACATTGGTGTATTAAGTAGTTCGCCCACATTTAGTGGTGCTAGTGCAATTGCTCATGGTGCAGGAATTGCAGCAAGAGGTAACAATCAGACTATTCCGTTATACGGTGGAGTTACAACACCTCTAACTACAGGTCTTACTACAACTACATCATCTATCTCATTACTTGAGACAGGTATGCTTCGTAGAGGAGACTATCTGCAGATTGAGGATGAGATTGTAAGAATCTCTAATAATGATAGTACTTCAATTATTAGAGGAGTATTAGGAACTAATGCAACCAATCATGATAAGAATGTTGCTGCAATAAAGATAAAGGTATTACCAGTAGAATCTAGAAGATATTCTATCTTACGTGCTTCTGGACATACATTTGAATATATTGGTCATGGTCCAGGTAACTATTCTACTGCGTTGCCACAAACTCAAGACAGAATACTTACTGATAAGCAACAGTTAGCAGCACAGGCAAATCAAACAAGAGGTGGACTTGTTGTTTATACTGGTATGAACGACAAGGGTGAGTTCTATGTTGGTCGTAAGAAGACTGATGCTGTAACAGGTGAAAGTAGTTCTACTATAGATGAACTTGATACAGCTCCAACTGGATCTTCATTACCTAAGTCTCTCCTGCTCAATTCTTTGACAGCAGATGACCTATCAGTAAATGAAAATCTTTATAGTAATGGTAATACTGATGTAGTTGATATAAAACTAAGAGGTAATAGACAAGGTACACAAGGAGTACTTTATTTGGGTGTTCAGGGAACTGAACCTACTACAACTAATCAACAGGATAATATCCTATTCAATACAAATCCTGTTCCAGGTGGTTATATTGGATGGGTAAGGACAAATGGTGCTGGTGTTGAAAGATGGCAACAGTTCGGTCCTATATCTGTTGAGAATGGAGTTGAACATTATTCTTTTGCAAAACTTGCTGTAGGTCAGTCTAGTGTAGATGCAGGTGAAGTTTTCAGTGTTAATGGTGGTGTAAGTTTCGGTAGTCTGAAGATTGATGATCTAACCACTGGTCGTGTAGCTCTTGTCGGAACCTCAGGTGAACTTGAGGATAGTGCAAGTTTTACTTGGGCTGGTTCTACTCTAACTATCCACACACTGTCGGTAAGTAATAATATCACTGTTGGTGGAGCAAGTTCAATCACAGGCAATGCCTACACTGGAGGTGATTCTACCTTTGGTGGAGGTTTGAACTCTGCTGGAGTTTGTACCGCAACTGCCTTTGTAGGTAGTGGTATTATACCTGTTGGTGGTATTATAATGTGGTCAGGTACTGATGGTGACATACCAACAAACTGGAATTTATGTGATGGTACAAATGGTACTCCTAACTTGGTCGATAGGTTTATTGTTGGTAGAGGTAATGCATACTCATCTGGTCAGACTGGTGGTCAAACAGATACCTCACTAATTGCTCACGATCATAGTATTACCACTTTCCTTTCAGATCCTGGTCATACTCATAGTAATAGTCTTAGTGGTGGAAATCACACTCACGCTAATTCACTTGGCGGTGGTGATCACTCACACAGTGTAACGAATTCACCTCATGATCATGAGATGGATCACACTCATAGTTACAATGCATCAGATGCAAATGAGAGTGTTGTTACGTCAGGTGGTGCATCCAACGTTGGTAATAGTATATCAAGTGCCACAACTGCTGGATTGAGTACTTCCTTCACTGAAGAGACAACAGTTAGTTCCTTCGCTAATACAAATAACGCTGGAGTTACTATTACCAATGCTGCTGCTGACGCAGGTGTGAGTCTAACAAATGCATCTCAGACAACTGGAATCGGTGTTACTGCATCCTCTGACAGTCAGGGAACTTCAGCAACTAATAAGAACTTACCACCATATTATGCAATTGCTTACATTATGCGTACTGCTTGATAAATACACATACGACGGAGTAGTTAGTAGATGGCTTCAGTAAATAGAAAGTTTGCTGTAGAAAAAGGTTTAGAGGTCGGCACTGACGCATTAGTTGTTGATGCTGATAATAATCTTACGGGTGTTGGTAAGACTGACCCCACCTACGTACTTGATGTAACATCAAGCACAGCAAATTTTGATGGTATTGTAGCCGCAGCCAACGTTGGTATAGGCAGTACACAACCTCAAAGAAATCTAGATGTAGTAGGCACTGCAAGGGTAACAGGTGCAGTTTATGATTTACATAATACTGCAGGTAATAATAATGAAGTACTAATAACTGTTGGTACTGGTGTTTCTTGGACAGCAGACTTCCAAGCTGCTAGAGATGGTACTAATAGTGTACAGTATAAAAAATCTGACGGTAAATTTGGTGGTGCATCTAATTTTGTATTTGATCCTACAAACAAGCGAGTAGGTATTGGTAGCACACTTCCAGCATACTTATTACAAGTAGCACGTAATGGTAGTGATACTAGTAACGGACTTGTTCAGATAGGAGGCACATTCTTAGATAGTAATGCAACTGTCGGTGCTGCAGCATCTATTCTTGCTGCTGATGCTAGTGGAGAACTTATCTGGGTTAGAAACACTGGTTCTCAAGTAAACAACATATTATATGTGAGTGAAGAAGGTAATGATACAAATGATGGATTGACGGAAGGTGCAGCAAAACGAACTATTGAAGGTGCTACAGCAATTGCTGCTGCAGGTAATGTTATAAGAGTTTCTAGTGGTATATACACAGAAAACAATCCAGTAACAATACCAGCAAATGTCACAGTTGACGGGGATGAACTCAATAATACACAGGTGATTCCATCAAATGCAGGTGCAGATTTATTTGAACTAAAGAATGGTTCTATGATACAGAACCTATCATTCATTGGTGCTGCAAGCACTGGTTCAATGGTTTGCTTTGCTCCATCTGGAGTTGGTATTGTAACTCAGTCTCCACTGGTTAGAAACTGTACTAACTATGTTCCTAATAGTATTGGATTGAAGGTAGATGGCAATCATGCAGAGGGTGAGAAATCTATCACTGCTGATTCATATACAATGTACAATCAGGGTGGTATAGGTGTTACAGTTTCAAATGATGGTCATGCACAACTCAATTCAGTTTACAGCATTTGTAACAAGGCTGCTGTTACTTGTGTCACAGGTGCAACTGCAGACGTTCACAGTTCTGAAGCATCTTTTGGTACTTTCGGTCTTATCGCTTCTGGGGTAGGAACTGTACATCAATCAGGTATTCTTACTGCTACTGTATCAACTGACAATAACATAGTCAACGTTGCTAATCTAACACAGAGACCGTTTGCTGGTCAGGTATTATATTTGGGTGAGTTATTCAATGAAGTAACAAGTATTTCTATAACTTCTGCTGGATCAGGATATACTGCGACGAATCCACCGACTGTAACTTTCGGTGATCCGTCAGGGACAAATGGTATAACTGCTGAAGGTAGTGCTGTTATAAGCGGATTTGGTTCTATTACCTCGATTAATATAACGGGTAAAGGATCACAATATCGGTCTGCACCAGCTGTGACTATATCAGCTCCTTCGTCGGGGGTCACAGC